AGCACCCTGCTTCGGAGGATGCCATCTCGTAAGCGCAACCTCTGGAAACGATGATCGAATCGCATTGACAATCGGACGCGCATCCGTCTTGAACTTCTTACGCGCTTCCTTAGCGTGCTCAGGCGCGATTTCTTGCAGGATCTGCATAACCTGACCAATGCCTTCAACACGATACGGCTGCGCCACTAGATCATCCTTGCGAGTGAACCGCTCGCCACCTGATGTAGCCGAGCATTGTCCAAAGCATACGCTCCGACTCGCATAGGAGTTGGCTCGGCGCGATGCCTGTTTCGACGGCGAGGCTCGCTATGAGCCAATGGGAGGAGTGTTCTCCGAGTGCTCTAAAGGGCCAGACTCGGAGCCTTCAATATCCTCAAGCGTCGCAACCCAATCCATGAAGTCTAGCGTTGTCTTGCCCTGGCGCTGCACGCTATGCCAGGCGAGCCACACGAAGTCGCGAGCGAAGATCGTATCTCCGCCGAGCTCGGTCGATGGGCGCTGATACTTTTCTTCCCATGCGATGACATCGACGAGTTCGGCCGTAACCGTCTCGGCGATGCCACCCTTCGGCTTGATTTTGAACTGAACTTCCATCTCTCATTCCCTCCAACTAGCGCCGATAGGCGCGATGAGTTTAGGCAGTCGCCTTGGTCACGGTACCGGAGATTGGCCACGTGATCGAAGCGGTCGCGAGCTCGCCAACCGCCCCATTTACAGGCGTCCATTCGACGACCAACGGTGTGCAGGTATACGAGGGATTCGCGGTACCAACGGCAGTACCGTTCGGCTTGATGACGAGCGAAGTGGTCGAGCCGATCAGCGGGTAGACGAGGCCCTCAATAGCCGAGTAATCCTGGTGCATATCCAGCGTAACGCTATTGTCCTGGAGGCCGCCGACACGAGTCGTGGCACCCGAACCGAAAGCGGTCGTCTCGACCTCGTTTACGGAGATGTTCAGCGTCACCGAAGCGACGTACGAGCTAACATCCGTGCCGCCGAGGGTCACGTTGCTGTTGGTAAGCACAAGCTTTGCCATGTGATTCTAGACCCCCTTCGAGGTGTCGTCGTGTTCCTTAGTCATTCTAACCGACGATTTGGACGGTTCTACAGAAACGATCCGACCAGACCCCAACAACCCGCAAATCAGCGCCACGCTACCAATCTCCGACTCGAAGATCGTCTCGCCGCCCTTCTTGCCGTACACCGTAAAACCCTCGACAACCTGATACGTCTTGCTCATCTCGTCTCCTTATGCGTACACAATGACGCGGAACTCGATCATAAGGTACGTCGTGTCATTACCATCGATCGTCTGAATGCTACCCGCCGACTCAACAATACTCGTACGCGCATACCCGCCTAGCGTCGGATCAGCCTCGATCGCGTATCGAATGCCGCCCTGATCATACGAGAGATACGTGTCTAGGCGATCCTCTGCGCTGCGCTCCGCAGCACGACCAACAATCACACTAATCCGATACGTCTGCGTGACGAGTCCATTACTCATCGCGCCGTGATACTCAATCGAATCAAGCGACGGGAATGCGAACGGCGCGTTCAGATTGTCGGGCTGCCGATCATACGCACGCAGGCCCGTGATGGTTCCGAGCGCCGTCGCTAGAGCCGTCTTGATCTCGCCAATGGTTGCGCTCACTTCACGTTCCGCATCTTCCGATACGGCTGAACGAGCTGCTCCACATCAGGATCAAGAAAGCGTGACACGCGCACCGCACCAAAATCGCCAAAGCCGGCGACACCTAGCGGCGAGTCGAATCGCTTGAAGATACGCGTAGCCTGGATGATCGTCGCCGTCTCAATTGCCTTCGGGATTGCCGGCCAACCCCATACAGCCGTCACTTTGACGAGAGCCTGCTCCTCACCAAGCAGAACACTATTCGTCGGGAACACATAATCACCGACGGCGCGAATGCGATCGTACGCCCACGTGATGCCATCCAGCGTGCCATTCAGCGGCTCGAGCTGATAATCGGTCGCCGTCCACGTTACGTCCCACGTGCCATCGCCGAGCGTACTCGTCTGGAGCGTGATCGCCGTACCGCCCATGTCATCCGTCTGCACGTAGAGCGAATCATTCGTTGAGAAGACGCGTGCCGCGGTTCCAGCATTGTAGAAACTCCGCATCGCGTAACCATCGATCAGCCTGGATGCGGACTCAACGCTACCCTCGAGCAGCGTGTCATCCGTGGAGTCGGAAATGCGAAGCGCAGCCTTTACCTGTGCAAGCGTGCAATAGCCATTCGTGATCGCCATGCTCGTATTCTACCCGCCCATAGATAGGTTAGAACCGTGGAAACGATACGTCCATGTTTCCTCTTCGACGCATACAAAGCGCGCACCAGCATCCAACGCGCGCAACCAGAAATCCCAATCCTCAAAACCGTACGCCGAATCAGAACGCCATCCAAGCTCTTCGCATAATCCCGTCCGAATCAGCGTCGTCGCGGGAATATAGTTCTCACGCCTGAGCCGATCAGCATCGAACGGACTGTTCGGATTGAAGCCGCGTCCCTCGACGCGACAATACGAATAGACAATATCCGCCTCGTCCGAATGCGCTACGAGCGTCTCTAGGTGATGCGGATCGAGCAAATCATCATCCGCTAATTGTGCGATCCAATCAGCTTCAAAGGCGACACACGCTGGCAGCATCCGATTCAGCATAACCGCAGGCCCCGCGCGCACATAATCAAGCATCACAAGATGCGTAATCGGCGCGAGTGTCTGCGACCTCACACTCTCAATGCACTCCGCACGAAACGCGTCGCGGCCAGGAAGACTCGGAGTGACAACTGCTACGCGAGCCACGCCCACAATCCCTCCGCCTCGCGCTGCTGATCTTCCAACCGCGCCCAACGCTCCCAAACCGAATCAGACAATACGTCTTCCGAATAGTCGCTCGGCAATGCAGCATCCTTACTCGTATTCGACCCGAGCAATCTTGCAGGCGCACCAGCAACCTTCGCATACGGCTGCACATGCTTCACCACGCTCGAGTTCAAGCCAACCATCGCCCGCTCACCAATGATCATCCACGGATGCGTAACCACGCCCTGACCAAACGTCGCCGCATCATCAATCAGCGTGAAGCCACCAAGCAGGCTGAAACTCCCCATCGTCACGTGAGCGCCGAGCTGTGAGTCGTGTGCGATATGCGCCCCAGCCATCAGCAAACAATCCTCACCAACAATCGTCGGCCTGACAATGCCCTGATGCACCTGGACGAACTCGCGAATACACGCACCATCACGAATGACAACACCACTCGCACGATGCGGCGACTCCAAACCACACGGATACGAACCGCGATGCTGCGCCGGCGCACCAACGACCGCATACGGACCAATGTAGACACCATCACCAATCGTCAGCGGACCCGTCAGAATCGTCGTCTCAAAGATCTCACAATCCGCACCGATGATTACCTCGCCATGCGTCTCGTCAATGATCATGCTGCCTCCCGAATCTGATTCGCCAAGTCTGTCACACGCCGAAACACGCCACGATTATCCGACGCACCATTATTGACGACTAGCGCTGTATCACTCAACCGGCGATAAACGGCACTCATCGGCGCGTCATCCTCTTGCCACGCAATCTCTAACTCTTTGCAATCCGACACGATCACATCATCGATCTGATCCCACACGACCGATGCTCGAGCACCACCAAGAGACACACTCCGTCGTGCCTCAAGCTGATCCGTACGCGCCTCAAGTAGCGCCGTCTTTCGCCCACTCACAAACTTCGCCGACACCACGCACTCAGTAATCTCGGCACTATCGATCAGCCATTCTGTTTCTGATTCCCACTCGGCCAGCATCGCCAAGTCGTGCACGAGCATGTCAAATAGGATCGGCGCATTCGTCCGATTCCCCGTCGCGTAACGGATTGAATCGAATGTTACGAGCTCGCCTAGCATCGGCTTGAACGTACAGAGCGTCTGCCACGACTGATGCGAAAGCATCGTGTAATCCACCACTACTTTGCGATGGTTATAGTCGGCGACGCGGAATAGGCGCAGATACTCGTCTAGTGTCGTCACGCCAGGCTTTGCCAGCATGATGTTTGCATATGAGTGGAGTGCATCCTGCGCGTGCATAAACATGCTGCCGATCGGCGACGCGATCACAACGAGTTTCGGATGCGTCGCCTCGAGCGCGTTACGCATCGAATTAAAGGCGTGAAGATTTGCACTCTTTGCATCCGCGAGCGCGAGGGGATCAGGATCATGCACGCCAGCCAGAAAATACGCCGGATGCTGTATCAGGTTCCGAGACATGACACGACCCCAATACCCGTATCCGACGAGGAGCGTATCGATCACTTCTCCCACCCATTCCGCACGCGCGTAGTGAGATCCCAATCAGCCATCGTCGGCAATCCGTCCGCCTCGACGTTTGCCCACCGGTACTGCATGTACGCCTGATTCGCTGCGAACGTACGCGCATTGTGCGCCTGATACTCGGGATTACGCTCTAGGGTGGACGAGTTGTCATGCCGCACATCCACGCTCGAGTACTCAACGGGAATGCCCATGATGCGAGCGCGCTGCTCGTAATCATTGTCCTCAAAATACGCGGGGTGGAATCGTTCGCAGAATAGGCCGACGCGTTGCACAACTTCGCGTCCAATCCACGCGCAACACCACGGCGGCGAGCCGGCAAGCACGATCCGATCAGGCCGCAGCTCGCGCACATACTCCTCAAACGGATCATTCGCGAACCACGCATCAGCATTCAAGAGAAGCCAGCCAGACGAGTACGGCGTTGCCTTTATGCCGAGATTCCACGAACCAGCCACGCTCAACCCGGTTGGTATCCGCCACACATAGACGCGCATCGGATCATCATCGTCAAGCCACGAACGCACCGTAGCCTCGTCAAGCTCGTCACCATTGTCCACAAGGATCAGCGTATCGACGCACCACACGAGGCTCTTTACGCATCGCTCAAGAAGATCATGCTGACCGAGAACAGGGATGACGACAACGGGGATCATGGGCGCCAAGTCGCGAGCCGCTCGAGCGCCGGCCGCCAATGCTCCGCATAGACACGATCGGCGCGATACTCCCTCATTCCCTCAACCGCCTTCGTACTCTTCTCGCCCTTACGCGCATAAGCCTCTTTTAGACTCTTGACGATCTGCGATACGTTCGGCGTAAAGAACCACGAGTCCTGGAACGGGTCCCACATCGGCTGTCCGTCAATGATCCAACCATCACGCACGAGCTCGGGTTGTGCCGTCCAATTAGACACGATCACAGGCGTTCCACACGCCTGCGCTTCGATCACAGGCACTCCGAAGCCCTCACCCGCCGAAGTCGCTAGGAGCACATCAGCAGTCGTATAAAGAGCTGCGAGCGCCTGCTGCGGCATATTCATCCGGTACAGGTATTGATCCACGAACCGAACCTGCTCCTTCTTGATCCCACACCCAGCAATCAATCGGTGCAGGTTTACACCACCGAGAGCCGCCGACTCGTCCGTATGTAGATACAGGATCGCGTCAGTATGCTCAGACGCGAACACGCCAAACGCTAGGAGATTCTCGCCCCACGATTTACGTGGCGGCGTGCGCCCCTTATTCGCACTATTCATCATCACCACGAACGCGTTCGGATCATTAATGCCCATGATCTCGCGACCCATCACATCACGATCAGCAGCATCCTTGAATGATTCCGTCGGCTTGAATACGCGCTCATCAAAAGCGTGCGGAACATACAAGTGCTCTAGCCCGTCAAGCGTCATCATCTCCGCACCAAACTTACTCATGGCAATCGGCATGACATTAGGACGAAGCAGCCACTCCGTCACCTCGGGCGGTGTCGGCTTGTGATCAATCGGACACCACGCAGCAATCTTCGGGATCTGCGCAATGCTCGGATTCTTCAACGCCCACACATCAAACAATGCGACAACGAGACTCGGCAACTCTGATCCACTCGCCCAATGATCAGAATGCGCCTTCAAGATATCGTCCGAGTATTGCGTCACGCCCGTCGGATAAATCTTGATTCCATTCCAATCCGTAGACGAACCAGATAGGCCATAGTTACAAGCAACGGCGACCTCGTGTCCGTCACGCGCCATCCGCTCAATAACTTGCGCGGTCTGCACGCCATACCCCGTAGGAACGAATGGAGAGTTGCTATTCCATAGGATGCGTTGCGGCGTTACTCCAGGCACGCTGGGTGCGTGCTTCGCTGCTTGTCTGCGCTGTGCGCGATTCGCCACTAGGTTCCCTCCAAATAGAAACGGGCCGCCCCATCATAACGATGAGACGGCCCGAATGCTACTAGGAGCTACGAAGCAGCGCCCTGGAAGGTTTTCACGTGACTGGTCTGCGGGAGGTTCGAGTCAACGCGCATGGAAGCACGGAACGTGACGAGATCCGCGTTGAACGCAAAGTCGTCGGAGCGATCGATGCGGATGCCGCCTACCGTGCGGACGAAGAACGACGGCATGTGGCCGCAGATGACGCTCTTCGCGCCCGTACCGGCCGAAGCCATGTGCGGGTTTTCGTAGACCGGACGACCGAGGAGCAGGTCGCGGTTGTTACCGTCCAGCGCGGGGCTGAACACGTAGTTGCCGGCGGTGTCCTTGAGCTTGCGCATGGCACCGATCGAAGCGCCGTTCGCCATGTAGCCGACACCCGGCAGCAGGCGAGCAGCACCGTCAAGGCTGTAGTGCAGGTCGATCAGGTTATCAGCGGTGAAGGCACCGGAGACGCCCGTGCCACCCGTGATGCCCGAACCAGCGGCGGTCACGATACCGGTCGGCTGCGAGGAACCGGTGCCGGTCGTGAGTGCGGTCTGAACGTTGAAGCCCAGGCCGTTGCCGATCTGCTCGGCGAGGAACGCCGTGATATCGACGCCGGAATCCTCGATCAACTCGCGGGAGAGCTGAATGATGAAGCCGTACTTGTAGGCGCCGAGCGTGGTGAACGAGTTGAACGCCGGATCAGACTCGCTGAAGTTGGCGCCCTGAGCGGTGACGGTGCCCGAGGTGCTGTAGGTTCCGAGGGACGGAATCTGAAGGTTCTCGCCGCCGGCCGTGTTCAGCACGGTCGGAACGTCAAGCATCGGACCGACGAGACGCGCCCGAAGAATTACCATGTCATAAAAGCTCGTAGGCACGGGGCTGCCTGTCGAGCTCGTCAGGATGTCGCGCTTCTGGAAGTCGAACGAACGGATCTCGCCGCGGGAGAGCTTGCGGATCGCCTCAGCGTCCTCGTCCTCGCCAGCAGGAGCCTCGTCCGTGCGGATCTCAGCAGCAACGGCGTCGAGACGCGCGGCGCGCTCCTCGTCAGCCTTGAGCTGCTCGATCACCTGAGCGCGCGTGTCGAGATCGGCGCTGATGCGATCGTACTTCTCCTGCTCCTCGCCAGTCAGGTCGCGGTTCTCTGCGCCTGCCGTATCGAGAATCTGCTTCGCCTCATGCCACGCGGCCTGGCGAAGATCGTGCTGTCGCTTGATATATTCCGACATGATCTACACCCCTTTCAAGGGTAACGGTTGTGTCCTGCTACCGGCCGCGGCTCCGCGAATCCGAATACGCCTGCGGCTCCGCAAGCGTACACATAGAATAACGCACCAGAATAAGCGTTATAGATTCGCTATACGCGAGCGATGAGCAAGTCAAGCTGCTTCTGCTTCAACGCAAGCGAAGCAGCAACGTCGTCACGCTCAGAACGCAGACGACCAATCGCCGTGTCAAGCACTTCAGCGAGATCCGGCGATAGCGTCTCGCCCTTCTCCAGCGCATCAATCGCAGCATTCAACTTGTCGGACTCGAGGCCCGTAGCCTCTACCAGACCGTCAAGGCTACGGACGCTCGCCGTCGTCGCCTCGTAAGCCGGGAAGCCCGTCACAACGGATACCTCGTGCAAGCGGACCTCGCGGAGTTCGCGAGTCTGACCATCAGCACTCCACGAATCACCACCACTCGGAACGCTAAAACCGAACGACATATCGGCAACGTCGCCACGCTTGATCAGGTACGCCATGTCGCGGCCAGCCGTCGTATCGGGAAGATCAGCCTCAACACGCAAGCCGTGAGAATCCTCAGACAATCGCAGCGTACCGGCACGCTTCGACGCGAGCACCTGCGTCGTATCGTGATTCACGAACATCTTGATCTCATTACGCGAACGCAGCGAACGCGAAAACGCGCCGGGCTGAATTCGCTCAATGAATGGGAGTGGCTGAGAATCAGAATTGAAGACCGCGCCATACCCAACAAATGTCATGCCAACGCCATCACCCGCCTCGCGCAGCTCGAACTCATTGACACAGACGCGACGAGTTTCCACACCATTCTCCATACGAAATAGGTTAGCACTAGGCTCGCTCACCACATGAGCGCGCACAAGATCCTCATTCCGGATCTCCTCAGCCTTCGCGTCAAACCATGCGATAGCCGCGTCAGGATGCACGGGATCTATTCCCCAAAGATAGAACGCGACCGCGCCAGCGCCGGGGAATTCCTCGAGCTCGGGATTCGTATTCTGCTCTGCCTCAAGATCAATCAGGTGACGAGCAGCCCACGCCGAAACGCGGACCACCTTGTCTTCACTGATCTGACCATCAGCCATAAGGCGAGCCTCACGAATCGTGCGCTCGACCAGACCATCGCCACCAAGCCCAGCCTCGTAATACTCAACACCACGAGCAGCAGCATCGCGAATGTACTCGGGCAGCGTAAGATCGACGGCGCGCTCCTCAGCACGCTCAACCATCTGCGGAAGTTCCTTAGGATCAACCGCGCCAGGCTCTAGTGTCGTGATACCAAGTCGCGCATATTCGGCACGGACATCAGGATTATTCTCGATCGCTAGTTCGATGTTCCAAACGTCGAGAAGATCCTTCACGGTGTCGCTCTTGTACGCGACCTCTGGCATTGCAGAATCACGCATGTAGAGGTATTCGGGATCGATGTCCACAGCCTCGAGTTGGGCGATTGTCTCTTCGCGGCGGCGCTCTCGACGAGCCGTCACGATCAGCACATCGCCGTCATACTCATCCACAAACTTGACGACATTCTCGATTGGCGAACCGTCAGCTCGGAATAGTGTGTCGTCAATGTCTACGACGATCGCTGCTGGACCATCTAGGTTCCGCTCACCACCTGGCTGCATATCCTCCGCGAGTGACACGGCGATCATCTGATCAATAGCGTCCTGCTTCGACTCGTGACAACCAATCGTCGTCAGCGATCCATCATCTTCTTCTTTGACGGTCGCCCAGCCGGAGCAGTCAGGCTGCGTATCTGTGATGAAATAAGGCATCCTTACTCCATAATCTGAATCATCAGACTAAGTTCTCTTGACGCGCTCGAGATTCCCCACAGAGACTCGTTCGGATTGAGTGTAATGTTGCGCTCATCATTCGCGTCAAGATGAATGCCATTATCCACAGTCACGGATTGGTTACCAAGATAGACGCGACCACCCGCATCATTATGAATGCAAACCCGCTGCGACTGATTTCGCGCAGACACGATCTCTTGCCGAGTCTGATTCAGCGTAATGCGATTCGTGAATATTGTCATGCTTCCTCCACCTGATACGCGGACGCAGGATCAGCAGGATCGATCTGAGCAATGCCCTGTAGCTGCACGGATGGCACGCCCGTGTGCTGAATCATCGGCAATCCAAGCGCCTCGAGCACGGCATTCGGATCGAAACCCGAATTGATTAGACGCTGCGCGATCGAACTCTTCTTATCAAGTTCCGTCAAGTTCGACGCGGCAAGATCCACATTAGCAAGCGGAACACGATTCACATCGCCACCATCTACCGGCGGAAGATCCTCATACCGACGAACATCATTCACACTGAAGAATCCAGCCTGCAAGCCCGTAGAGAATGCTGCATATCGCGAAGCCGTATCGCCACGGAGCAAGCCATTCACATTGAACGATAGGAACGCGACACCAGGTAGTAGGCGCGAATACGAATCCTCAATCTTCACGATGTACGGGCGAAGGGTATGCGTCACAAACTGAATGCCATTCTGCTCAACGCTCGCATACGACATCGCGCCAGGCGTCGTCACACCAATCATCGAAGGCGGACAACGGAATGTCCGCGCGATCTCCTCAACCGAGAACTGGCGAGACTCGAGCATCTGCGCCTCATTCGGCTCAACACTCGTCTTCGTAAACTTGGCACCACCAAACAAAACACCCGGACGATGCGAACGACGAACACTACGATGCTGCGCCTCAAACGAGTCCGCAAGATCCTTCGCCTGCTCCCGCGTCAAGTTCCCCGGATACTCAATCAGACCGCCAACCGTCGAACCCTGACCGAAGAAGAGCTGCGCGAACGAATCAAGAGCCTTCGACAATCCGAGCGTATCCTTCACAAGATCGATCCTCGAGCGACCACGAAACTCACCCGGCATCCGCAACTCGGTAATGTGAATCATGTCCTCGTACGACACGACCTCGCGCCCGTTACCAACGACATACTCTGGCCGGCGCGTCACCTTATTTAGTTGAATCTCAACGCTTCGCGGATTCAATACAGCCAACCCAGCGACGCCCTGATCATCACGAAGGATGCGCGTAAACGAATTGCCATTGATCAAGAGCGACACCAGCACCTGCTGGAAATGCTCCGTCCGCGAAACGCCAACCTCAGGAAAGTCAAGCCAGGCGGGGCGCGGACGATACGGCGTCCGCGTACCATCACGACGAATGAACGAATCGACAGGCAGCGTCGAGATGCTATCCGCAATCAACCGAACACACGCATAGACAACTCCGAGCTTCAGCGACTCGTCTTGATTCATAGTCACGCCAGCCGGCGTCGTCAAAGCAAGATCATCACCAGCACTCCAAAGACTCTGGAAACTGATTGCGCGCTCCTCAACAGAGTCATGCGCTACGTTGAAGATTCTACTGAGCACTAGACCTCTCGGCTGCGATTGCGAACACTAGAAGAAAAACACCAAACGCGATGAGGCCAGCAGGCGCATAGACGAGTCCAGCACCGACGCTAACCAGCAGCGCGCCAATGAGTTCCATTAGCAGTATTGTAGCCGCCCATTTAGACACTAAAGAACCCCGGCACAATAGCCTCCTCTGATTGGATAACCGCACCATACGTCGCCATCACCGAAGCCACAAGAGCATCGATACGTTGGCGTTGTCTCATCTTACTGATCTTCCACCCACGGTCCGTCATCTGCGCCGCCGTATGCAGCACATGGCTCGCGTACTCAGCATCGTCACCCGCGTGGCGGATCTGCTCTTCACCGAGCATCGCGTAGAACGTCTGATACGCATCAGCCATCGTCGCGCTGTTCTGCGGCATCGTCACCATGATCAAGCCTTCATTGTCTAGTGTCTGCGCGGAACGCTCAAAGAATCGCGGATCGTAGAAGCATCCGGCGAGCTCATATTCTGCTGCGACCCAACGAATGTGACCCTCGACCTCGGCTAGGTCCACGTTCCGTCCAGGCGAAGGCGTCCATATCTTCGCCTCGAGCACGACCTTCTGATCGTCTGGCCGTTGCCACGCCATCACAAGCGCCGTCGAGTCATGCACGATTCCAACATCGATACCGATGCTAATCCTGCTTCCCGGCTCGATGATCGCGTCCCGATCGATCGCGTTATTCCACCAATCAGCAGGAATCCACGCATTCGCACCCGCAACCCAAACACACCCGTGAAGTTGAAGAACCTCACTAGCGGATAGTTCCGGGTTCGCAGCCTGACGCGCAAGGAACTCCTCGGTTACCCACGAAGCAGGGTTCGCAAGTTTCATCAAAGAAACATCTGAAGGATCTTTCGTCGGCGCGCTGTAGTTATAGATCAGCGTCGAAGCGTCAGGGTTGCGACTGATCGTCAAGCCTGGATGCTTCTCAAGGTCGCCGATTGCCTCATTCCGATCCAGCATCCTTCCGAGGATTCCGGATTCTCGGTCATTGGCATCGCCGGCCGTAGTGATCGTAAATACCTGAGTATTCTTGCGAGCAGCGCCAGCCGTCGTCAGCTGCGCCCACGCCTTCCGCTGACTTGGCTTCGTCCACGAAGCGAGCTCATCCGCGATCACGAGCGACGGATTCCAACCCGCCAGGTTATCGCCACTATTCGCCATGCGAACAATCTTTCCGCCACCATCAGCGCGAGCAATCTCGCCGACATACTCGCGGAGTTGCACCATCTCCATCAGCTCGGGATTCTTCCGAATGAATGCCACGCAAGCATCAAACAAACGCCCAGCCTGCTTATCACTCGCCGCTGCAAGCAGGATCTCTGGACTCGTTTGATCATTGAAGAATCGATACAACGCATACGCGGCAAGCATCGAAGTCTTACCATTCTTGCGCGAGCAAATCATTACGAGACTTGACCACGCCGGCACCAGCCCCTCAGGATCATCCGTCGCTAAAGACTCGCCCATGAACTCGAGCTGCCACGGCTCAAGAATCAGCGGCAACCCAGCGAACTGATCGATGCTCTGAACCAAGTAGTTCTCACACCACCACGCGAAATGCTCCACACGCGAACCAACCGCATACCCCTCCCAACGCATCACGACGGCTTAGCCAATTTCACAATCGGCGGTGCCGCCTTACGATCCGGCGACGACGACGAACCAGGCGGACGACCAGGACCAGCACGCTTGATCGCATCCGGCTCCAACTTCAATGCCTTACGCGCACGATGCGCATCCGACTCAAGATCGCGAATCAACTTCACAAGCGGATGCACACCCTCAGCACCATTCGGATTCGTCGTAACCCACGGCCGACCATACGAAATCCATTCGCCTCGTACAGACTCGAGCATGTCAATCGCGCGAGCAAATGCCAAAACAGCATCAAAAAATCGCTCAGAATCAGGGAAACCGGCCACTTGATTCGACGCAACGTCGAAGGCTCGCAAGCCGTTAGGACTCAAGTCTCGTGGTGGATTCATCACAGATGGCTCATTTCAGAACGCATTTCCTTCAGAATAGTTC